AGATAGGCTTCAATTGCCGGTAGTAAAACCAGTAGCTAAAAAAGATAAAAATACAGTACGCAGTGATTTACCTGATGAAACATCTAAACTGCTTGACAAAATAAGCCGCAAAACCGGACTATCAAAGCAGTACATAACAGGTAAACTTATTGCAACATATCTTCCATACGTGGAGGTGGTTGAATAATGGGAATACCTGTATTAATTCTAGGTGAAAGTGGTTCGGGAAAATCAACATCAATGAGAAATTTTGAAACCAATGAGGTTGGAATTTTCAATGTAGCTTCAAAACCGCTTCCATTCCGTAAAAAAATACCTAAACATGACGGTTCATCATATTCAACTATTATGGATAAATTATCAAAACCCAGTTTAAAGAAATATGTTATTGATGACAGCCAGTATTTATTATGCTTTGAAATGTTCCGGACGGCGAAAGAAACCGGATATGGTAAATTTACGGACATGGCACTGCATTTCTATAATTTGATTCAGTTTATTATAAAAAAAACACCGCCTGATGTAATAGTTTATTTTCTACATCATATAGAAACGTTGCCAGATGGCAAAATCAAAGCCAAAACAGTAGGTAAAATGTTAGATGAAAAATTGACCGTAGAGGGATTGTTTTCAATTGTTTTAATGTGCCAGACAGATGGAATAAACCATAAATTCATTACCCAATCTGATGGGCTTACACCGGCAAAATCACCAATGGAAATGTTTGAAAAGGAAATTGACAACGACTTAAAATTTGTTGATACAACCATACGTGAATACTATGAATTAAATGAAAGCGAGGAAAACAAATGAAACCAGTAACAGGATACGCAGAAGCAAAAGCCACTAATTTTAATTCCCCTGAAAGATTGCCAGTTGGAGGATACGTATTAAGGATATTAGACGTTAAAGAAGAAAACTACCAATGGGGTGATGTAATCATATTGAGATTTGATATAGCCGAGGGCGAGCAGAAAGGATTTTTTGATAAACAGTATAGGGCAATGTCAGATGAATACAAGAAATGGAAAGGTACATACCGTCTGAACATTCCGCAGCAAAAAGGAGATACCGAGGACGATATAAATAAATATAAACGTTCCCTAGGATTTTTCAAGGCGCAAATAGAAGCATTTAATAAATCTAATAATATCAATATTGACTGTTCTAAGGAATGGGATACATCGGTATTAAAAAATAAATTAGTTGGTGCTGTATTCGGCAATAAAGAATGGGAATATAACGGTAAGACAGGCTGGTTTACAAACTGCGATCACCTTATTAGCGTTCAGGATATTCGTGATGACAATTTCAAAATCCCTGCTGATAAGCCGCTGAAAACCAAAACAGATACTACTATTTCTGACATGCCAGAATTTGAGGAAATTGATACGCTTGATAGCGAAAGTCCGGTACCGTTTTGATGAACGGAGTTGAAATTGAATCTGCCATGAATTCTATGCGAATTTTGGTCGATACCCGTGAAAAAAATAACACTCATATTGTGACCGCTTTAGAGGGCAGGAAATGCCCTTTTAAGCCACACAAATTAAACTACGGTGATTATACCAGTGAGTACGATACAAGCGAAAATAAGGGTATTTCATTTGAAAATAAAGCGGTTATTGAACGCAAAGCAAATCTTGACGAGTTAGCCGGAAATATCACCAAAGGGCGTGACAGATTTGAGCGAGAATTTTTAAGAGCCAAAGGAGATAATGCAAAGATTTTTCTGATGGTTGAAGGCGGAAGTTTTGACGACATAAAGAATCATTGTTACCGTTCCATGCTGCCGCCAAAATCATATTTGAATACCCTGTTTTCATGGCAGGAAAAATACAATATTACCATTAGTTTCGTGTCTAAAAAATTCGCAGGAGATTACATATACGGTACGTTATTCATGGCATTGAAAAATTATTTATTGCATGGGGGTGACTAACATTGAGCAGAGAAAAAGGGTATATCCTGCTATACAGAGATATTTGTACCAATTGGATATGGGAGGATAAACCATTTTCCAAAGGGCAAGCGTTTATAGATTTGATGCTTCGTGCAAACCACAACGATAATTCTGTATTATTTGGTAATCAAATAATCGAGGTAAAACGTGGAGAAATTATTACAAGTATTGCCAAATTATCGGATGCATGGGGATGGAGCAGGCATAAAACCAAATTATTCTTAAACCTTCTCACGACTAATCAAATGATATCGCATAAAACGGACAACAAAAAAACAGTCGTAAAGGTGCTAAATTACGACGTTTACCAGAATTTTAAAAACACAAAAGGACATCAAAAATTCAGGTCAAGGACATCAAAAAATTTTCAAGCGGACATCAACGGGACACAAACAAATAATTATAATACACTAATAAATAATGAAGAAATAAATATAGACGCTCCTTCCGGAGCAAAAAAATCTGGACTGGGACGTGGAGGAGGTCATACAGATTTTTAAGGGGGCAGAAAATTGAGTTATGAATTCAGGTCGGGAGATGTAATTGCATTTGCAAATGCGTTTGGACATGAAACAGTTGAAAAAGGTAATGAATTGTTTTTCAAATTCTGTCCCTACTGTAACGGCGGCGGGCATGACAAGGAAACATTTTCGGTAAACCTGGAAACTGGAGCATTTAAATGCTTTCGGGCAAGCTGTAATAAAACAGGACATTTTGTTGAGATGGCAAGAGATTTTGATTATCCCATTGAAAACGGATCTGCTAAACGAAAATACAGGCGGCTACAGCAGGTTAAAATTGAAACCAGAAATGAAGCCGTTGAGTATATGAAAAGCCGTGGAATCAGTGAGGAAATTTCAAAGCGGTATAGATTGACGGTTCAGAAGAATAATTCTAAAATTCTTGTTTTTCCGTTTTTTGATGAAAATGGTGTTATGGTATCTGCAAAGTACCGAAAAATGGATTTTGTGAAAAGCAGGGACAAAAATAAAGAATGGTTCGAAGCGGATACCATGCCAATTTTGTTTGGTATGATGCAGTGCAAAGATTTTAAACGTCTGATAATTACCGAGGGGCAAATTGATTCTTTGACGGTTGCTGAATGTGGTTTTGATAATTCTGTATCTGTGCCGAATGGAGCTACTGGATTTACGTGGATCAGTAATTGCTATGATTGGTTAGATAGATTTGATGAAATTGTGATTTTTGGTGATTGTGAAAAAAATAAAATCACATTGGTTGATGATATTGTAAGCAGATTTCCATTAAAAAAAATCAGGGTGGTACGTCAGGTTGATTATCTGGGTGAAAAAGATGCTAATGATATACTCAGAAAATATGGGAAACGAGCTGTCAGGCATTGCATAGAAAATGCGGAAATAAAACCAGTCAGAGCAGTTAAGCCGCTTTCAAGCGTCAAAAAAGCCGACCTGTCAAAAATGGAGCATATTAAAACAGGAATATATGACGTTGACAAGGCAATAGGAGGCATGTACTTAGGACAAGTTATATTGATTACTGGTAAGAGAGGTGAAGGTAAAAGCACATTGGCATCACAGATTTTTGCAAATGCCATAGACCAGGGCTATTCAGTGTTTGCGTATTCGGGAGAGTTACCCGATTATCATTTTAAAAACTGGATAGATTTACAAATAGCCGGAAGTCAGAACATTGAAATGAGCAAAAATGAATATGGCGAATATGATTACTGGTTAAGTGATAAAACCGTTGAAAGAATTAACGAATGGTATGCGGAAAAGGCGTATATTTTCGATAACAATGTAATTCTAGATGAATTAGCTGTTGATGGCAGAAAAAACGCTGCCGGAGAGGATATAACGTTACTGGGTGCAATGCAACAGGCAGTGTGTAGGTATGGTATCAATTTAGTGTTAATTGATAATTTAATGACCGCTATTGATGTTGAACCTGCCAGTGATTTATATAGGGCACAAAGTGAATTTGTAAAAAAGGTCAAGTCATTGGCTATTAAACTGAATATTGCGGTTATTATTATTGCCCACCCGAGAAAAGAATCAAACAAAGATGAATTAGATAACGATTCGGTAAGCGGATCAGGCGATATTACCAATGCGGTTGACGTTGTTA